AATTTTAAAAATTTATAAGCATGAATTTAGCAAGGTCGCCATTTATAGTAGAGATATCAGAGAGTGGTCAAACAGGATCCAAGATTGAGTTGTTTCTTTGGAATACAGGAAGCCAACCAGCAAATCCTCAATATACATTGGACAAGCTTATACCAGCATCTAACAACGTAAAGACGTATTACAATATATCTCCTTATGTCAGAGAGTATTTTACAATGGGAGGATATAACTATGATACTGCAAATTTCTTTGATACAGCAACAAGCACAAGCTATATTGTTAACTATGCAGTTAAAAGATACAAGAATGTGAGTGGAACATATACTCTTTTATCAACTATCACAGGGCAATTTGTCAATGGATATTCTGAATACATGGAAGGGCAGAATACAGTCAAGGAGGATGTTCTTTTGGATGAGGGGACATATCTATATCACTATGACAGTTCGTTCAGTACAACGCAAAGGAACGCACTTGCTGGAAGCTTTGATGCAGACCTTGCTGTTGGAGAGAAAATAAGATACACAAATCTAAGAACAGGATCCACGCAAGAATATACAATTAGCTCTGCTGGAGTTAAAGTATTTGGAAGAGTCTATACAGGCAATCTTGCAGATGGAAATAAAGTGGAAATGATTAACACAAGTGCAGCAGTAGTTTGGACAGCTACATTCAAGCCAGTATGTGAGCCAAAGTATAGTCCTATTGTAGTGGACTTTGTGAACAAATATGGAAGCTGGTCAAGGATGTTCTTTATGAAGGTAAACAAAAGGACTACAGCCATCAAAAGCAATGAGTATAAATTCAATCCTCAAACCTTGCCATACAGCCCAACAAGTGATGGAGGGCAGATGAAGCAATTCAATAAGACAGGAAATGAGTCTATCACTTTGAATAGTGGCTTTGTAAATGATGGCTATGCAGAATACATTCAGCAGTTGATGTTGAGTGAGCATGTAACTATATTGGATTTTGATACAAATACAAATGCTCTTCCAGCCAAAGTCAAAACACAATCACTTAAAAAGCAGACAGGATTGAATGATGGAACAATGAACTATACTCTTGACTTTGATTTTGCCTTTGACTTGATTAATAATGTAACATAATGAGAGGGGTATCAGTTTATATTGAGGGAGTAAAATTAGATTTGTTTAATGATGAGCAGATTAATGTCACATCTATCCAGCAGAACGTCCAGGATATTAGCAAGGTATTCTCCGACTTCAGTCAATCGTTTACTGTTCCAGCTACTCCAAACAACAATCAGGTCTTTGAGCATTTCTATCAGAATGATGTTACACCAACTATAGACCAAAACATACGCAGAGAGGCTGTAATTGAGATAGACCTAACTACATTTAGAAGGGGAAAAATAAGCCTTGAAAAAACTGAGGTAAGGAATAATGAGCCATATAGCTATCAGATCACATTCTATGGAGATGTGGCAAGTCTTAAAGATACCTTTGGGGAATCTAAACTTGCAGACATTACAGCATTAAGCAGTACGGATTTTAACTATACAAGCTCTACAGTAAGCCAAAGAATAACGGATGATGCAACTGAATATGCTGTGAGATTCCCTTTGATTGTAGGAAGAAACTTAACCTATGGAGATGGAGGCAGTACGGATATCAGCCATACAGGAACAGGCTCAATAGATTATACTGAATTATTCCCAGCAATAGCAGTATATCAAATATTCAATGCCTTGCAAACTGAATACAGCATCACATTCAATGGAGGCTTTTTATCAAATGAGAGATTCAGAAGGGCTTATTTGCTTTGTCAGAATGCAGAATCATTTGTCTATAGCACAGCAGCACAATTGGCTCAACAGCAAAACTTAGATACAGGATCGCAAAACACAAATACAACAGCAGTAGCATCAGACTTTTTTAGTGAGGTAAATGATACTTTGACAGTTTCAGATACTGATGTTGGCACAATGTTTCCTGGACAGTCAGGTGGAGTTTTCCTATTCCCAAGACATCAAGTCTTATTTACAGTCTACAATGTTAGTGATACATCCATAACATACTATATTGACGTGTATATAAATGGGCAATTGGCACAAACTATTGAAGAGATGGGTGCAAGTTCAACTACAATCATGCTGACTCCAAATGGCTCTGTGGGATCCAGGCAATATCAATTTTATTTGAGAGCGCAAGGACCGCTGACCTATAACTATTTAGTCAGGTATGAGCAGTTTTCAGAATATGTTACTGAAGGCTTACTCACTAACACAGTAGATGATTTATACAACTATTATGCAAGTCAAAGCACATTCTCAACCACAGCAACTTTAAGTGTATTAAATTACATCCCTGATATGAAGATTGTAGATTTCTTTAAGGGGATTCTTCAAATGTTTAATTTGACTTGCTATGGAACTGAAAAGGATGTCTATCAGATTGAGCCTTTAGATGATTGGTATCAAAAGGGAGCAGTTGTTGATATAACTGAATATACGGATATCAAAAGCATCAAAATTGATAGATTAAAACTATACAAAAACATCAGCTTTAAATACCAAGAAAGTGAATCTGCAACAAATACTCACTTCAGAGAACTAACAGGAGGGAGAGAGTATGGGAATACAAGTGAATTGTTTGATTATGATGGAGGGGAATACAAGATTGAATTACCTTTTGAGAACATGATGATGCAGAAGTTTCAAGATACCAGCCTACAAATAGGAGAAACATTAAATACATCCATTGAAAAGTATACTCCAAAGCCTTTGATAATGTATCAATATGATACTACAAGCGCACAATGGAGATTCAATGAGGGAGCATCAGTAACCAATATGACCACATATATTCCATTTGGTCAGGATTTAAGGATTGGAACTAATGACTTTACTCTGAACTTTGCTGCTGATATAAGCACATTCCTGGATATAGCAGTACAAAAGACTTTATTTGCTGTTTATTATGCTCCTTATTTATTGAATCTCTACAATCTCAAGAACAGGAAAACCAATGTAAAGACAAATTTACCTATCAGTCTATTGACAGGATTGGAATTAAATGACAGGGTAATTATACGAGATAAACGATACATGATTGAATCCATGAAGTCAAACCTAAAGACAGGAGATGTGGACTTGGTTTTGATTAATGACTTTAGAGAGCTGATTTCAGATGGAGGTTTAGTGCCTGAAATAATTATTCCTGATAACAATGCACAATGTTTAGAGATTCTCATATTGTTCCCAAATGATGCTGTAAGTGCTACAATTACAACGACAACAAGTGGAGTGACCATAACACCAAGCACAATAACTCAAGAAAGGAGAATCTCAGTATGTTTACCTGTAAACACAGCAACGGATTTAATAGTGACTGAAGATGGAGCTGATAATATAACTGATGAGAATGCTGGATCCATTGCAACCAAGCAATTGAGAACTGAAGGAGGTAGTGTGGCAGTAATAATTTTAGTAGTCACTTACACATTCTCCAATGGGGATACTGTGGCAAGTCAAATATTTATACAACAAGATGCTTAAACATATAATAGATTTACTACAAATTGATGACTTCTATGAGGCAAGTCATAATGTCCAAATAGCAAAGGGCTTATATAATTATGAGAAAGGGATAAAAGGAATATACAAGCAGAAGAAAAGAATGCAAATATTAAAGCAAAAAAATTCAGAGAATCTCAAAAAAATTAAAGAGCTATGAGTAGTACCAAAAGAACTATAGACATTGATATTAACAGTAATGCCCGTGACACGCAAAGTGAGTTTGATAGGTTAAGAAAATCTATTGAGGAGAGTAGAAAAGAGGTAGACAAAATGAGTAAAGCCTTTGGGGAAAACTCTAAAGAAGCTGACAGGGCAAGACAAGACCTATCTGACTTGACTATTGCCTATGATACCTTGAGTCTTGGTGCTACTGACTTGAATGCAACATTTGAGGATGTTAATGATGGGCTAAAGCCTTTGACCACAAGACTCGGCGAGGCAGAGGATCGTCTTTATGAGTTAGCACTTGCTGGAGATACTACATCAAGAGAATACCAGGATTTACTCAAGGCTGTTGGTCAATATAGAAAAGTGCAATTGGATACTGACATGGTGGTTGATTCAGCAGCAACTACAATAGGGCAAAAACTTGGAGGAGCATTAGGTGGTGCAACAAGTGGATTTGCAGCAGTTCAAGGAGCAATGGGATTGCTTGGAGATGAATCTGAAGCACTTGAAAAAACACTTTTGAAAGTCCAATCTGCTTTAGCAATCCAACAAGGTTTTGAGGGGATTAGACAAGCCATCCCCAGCTTTAAACAATTGGGAGCTACAGCAACATTGGCTTTTAACAATATGACAACTGCATCTAAAGCATTTGCAGTCACAGGCATTGGATTACTATTGGCTGCTGTAGCTGTTGTTATGGCTAAAATGGATGATTTAAAGGCAATGTTTGATGATACAAGTGAAAGTCAAAAAGCCTTAAATGATACAACTGAAGCTTTTGCAACAGCACAAAAAAACGCTACTGTTGAGGTTGAGAAAGTTAGAGCTGCTTTTAACCTTGCTAAAGAAGGAGTAATAAGTAAAGATGAAGCACTAAAAAAATACAATGACACTTTAGGAGGTGCTTTGGGTGCAGCAACAAATTTAAATGAAGCTGAGAAAATATTTAACGAAAAAACACCAGCTTATATTCAAGCGGTTTCTTTACGAGCCCAAGCTAATGCTCTATTTGAAAAGGCAGCACAAATACAAGCAGATGCTATTGTTGAAGCAATGGAAGTGTCAGATAAACAGATCAATCAATTTTTGGGAGTTGGGGGTATAAGTGGTACTTTAATTGGTTTTGCCGATGATATGTTTGGCGTATTAGACGATGCCAATAAGCTTGTTGCGGATGGTCAAAGAAAAACTATTGAAGCAACGGCTAATGAGTCGGCTAAAACCCTTAACAAATTAGCACAAAATCTTTTACAACAGTCTGCTGAATTAGCTAAGGGAAATAAAATAAATCTTGAGGGTACATTAAATGATACTAAAAACAATGCAAAAGAACTTGAAGATGTTGAGAATGAAATATTAAGAAAGAAATTTGAGTCACTTGAGAATGGATTGGCAAAAGCCAAAGCGTTAAGGGCTTTAGATTTAAAAGAGGAATTGGAAGCCTTAGATGCAAGGAATATAAGTACAAAACAAAAAACCGAATTACTAAAGTTTATAAATCAAGAATTTAAAGAAGACATTGCAGCAATTGACGCATTTTATGCAGATGAGGAAATTAAAGAATTAGAAGTTCAAGCAGCTACTGAAATTGAAATTACAAAACAAACAAATGAAGAAATAGAAAATCAAATTGCTGAGTCAGCAATAAGACGTAGAAATATTGATCGCACAACAAAAGAGGAACAAATTGCAAATGCTAAAGCGGTAGCAGATGCACAGCTTTCTATTGCTCATGATTCACTTGGTGCTATTGGACAACTTGCAACTGCATTTGCTAAAGATGATGAAAAGAATGCCAAGAAAGCTTTTAAAATAAATAAGGCTGTAGGTATTGCTCAAGCCATAGTTAGTACGGCACAAGGTATTATGTCACAATTAGCAGTACCACAGGATGCACTTACAGGAGCAAACTTTGTCAAAGCTGGAATTGTAGCAGCAACAGGAGCAGCACAAATCGCAACAATAGCAAAGACTGAATTTAAAGGGGGTGGCGGTGCAGATGCTCCAAGTTTAGATGAAGGAGGAGGAGCAGCACAAGCACCAAGTTTCAATGTGGTTGGGGATTCAGGGATCAATCAAATCGCCTCGCTACAGCAGACTCCCGTTCAGGCTTTCGTGGTAAGTGGAGAGGTTACAACCAGCCAAGCACTTGATAGAAATAGAGTTGAAAATGCAACATTGTAAAATAATAAAGGTTATATAAGTATGCGAATAGTTGAATTAATAATTGATGAGAAAGACGAGAACAGCGGCATTGAAGCGGTGAGCCTCGTAGAAACACCTGCAATTGAAGAGAATTTCATTGCATTAAATAAACAAGAGGTATTACTTGCAGAAGTAGACAAAGAAAAGAGAATCCTTATGGGAGCTGCTCTCGTGCCTAATAAACAAATCTATCGCAAAAATGATAAGACAGGCGATGAGTATTATATCTATTTCAGCAAGGAAACCGTTAGGAAAGCATCAGAGCTTTTCTTCAAAAGGTCAAATCACAAGAATGCTACCTATGAACATAAGCAACCAATCAAGGGAACAACAATCGTTGAGTCTTGGATAGTGGAAGGGGAGCAAGATAAGTCAAGACATTATGGTTTAAATGTTCCTGTGGGATCCTGGATGGTCAGTATGAAGATTGATGATGATGAATTGTACAAAAAAGCCAAAAGCGGAAAGGTCAAAGGTTTTTCAATCGAGGGATATTTTGCCGATAAGTACGACATGGCTAAAGAGGAGAGTTTTGAGGACTTCCAAAAGAAGATGCTTGTTGATGAATTACAAGAGCTTTTAAGCAAGGAAGAATTGGAGAGTTATAGTGACTATCCTGATAGTGTAAGAAACAATGCCAAAAGAGGAATAGAATTAAATGAGGCAGTAGGGAATAAGTGCGCTACACAAGTAGGTAAAGTTCGGGCGCAACAATTAGCTAATGGAGAGCCTGTAACTGAAAGCACAATCAAGAGAATGTTTAGCTTTCTAAGTAGAGCAGAAACTTATTATGATGCTGGAGATAAAGAGAGCTGTGGATATATATCTTATTTGCTATGGGGAGGCAAGTCTGCTAAGACATGGGCAGAGTCAAAGCTCAAGCAAATAGAAAGAGAGGATCTTGCAAGTATGGTTATTGATGAGGATTTTGCAATCATAGATGATAGACTTGCTTATGCCTCAAAAATGATGGCAGAGAAAGCAGCCAAAGATTTAGGAGTTGAGGGAGTTCATGAGCATGAATATGAAGGAAAGACTTGGTATATGGTTGGAAAAACTCATGCTGTAGATATGTATAAAAAATGTCCTCCTGGATATGAAAAGAAGGATGGCAAATGTGTCAAAAAAAAAAGTAAATACGCAGAGGTAGGTCCGAAAGGTGGAGTTAAGAGAAGCAAGAAAGCTCCTAAGAGTGATACACCAAATAAAAACCCTAAAGGAAAGGGAAGTGCCAAAGGGGATGCTAAGTCAAGCAGAGGAGCAAAAGTCAGCAAGGCTGATGAGGCAAGTCTTAAAAAGAAAAGTGATGAGTTCAATGAGAGATACAAAAAAAAGCTTGGATATGGTGCTAATGTGGGAGCATTAAAAAGTGTATTTCAAAGAGGATTGGGAGCATATAATACAAGTCACAGCCCAAATGTAAATAGTGCAAGACAATGGGCAATGGCAAGAGTCAACGCTTTTCTTTATTTGATAAAAAATGGCAGACCACAAAACCCTAAATACACAACGGATTATGATTTACTTCCAGCTAAACATCCAAAAAGCCCAAAGAAATGAGAAAAAAAAAGATAAAAGAAACTAAGGCAAAAACAAGCCCTAAAGGAGGCAAGAGAGGCTGTCTATGCAAGGACAACACATACTCCGCAAAGTGCTGTGATGGATCTCTAAATGCTCAAGGCATAGGAAAAATTTAAGTGAATTTACAACAAGACAAAAAAAGTTCGGTTATATAGGTAAAGCATAATATATTATACCATGAAGGAAAACAAAATTTTAAACAAAGTGAGAACACTTTTAGGAATGGAAATTAATCTTGAGCAACGTAAATTAGATGATGGTCAAACAACTGTTGAGGCTGAATCTTTTGAGAAAGGCGAAGAGATAATGATTGTAACTGAAGATGAGCAAAAAATTGCCTTGCCTGTTGGGGAGTACAAAATGGAGTCAGGAGAGATGTTGAAGGTTCGTGAGGAAGGAATCATTGATGAGGTTAAAGCTGAAGAGAAAGAGGAAGAGAAAGAAGAGGTTGAGGAAGCAAAGAAGGAAGAGGAGTATAAAGAAGAGGAAGAGGTTGAGGCATCAGTTGAGGAAGCTAAACCAATCAAGAAAACAGTTGAGTCAATAGTGAAAGAAACTTTCTTCTCTGAAATGGAAGAGTTAAAGAAAGAGAATGATGAGCTAAAGGCAGAGATTGAAATGCTATCTAAAGAGCCTGTAGAGGAATCTAAAGAAGAAAAGACTGAGGAAGTCCAGGAGCAAGTTGAACTATCTGAGGAAGAAAAATCTGAAGAGGTTGAAGCTGCTGCTAAACCTATTGTACACAATCCTGAAAACAAAAATGTCAAGGTAGGGAAAACAATCAGCCCTAACCGAAGAAAGACAATCATGGATACTGTGCTTTCAAAAATAAATAACGCAAATAATAATTAATAATTTAAATATCAAGTATGGCTAATACCGTAACAGGAAGCACTTATGCTGGGGATTTCGCTGGTAACTTTGTTGCCGCTGCCTTATTAAGCGCACCTACAATTGAATCAGGTTTAATTACTGTTTTACCTAACATTCACTATAAAAGAGTGATGAAAAAAATCAGTACAACTGGAAATGTTTTAGTAAATGCAACTTGTGACTTTGATCACAATATGGATGTTGATGTTGCCGAGAGAGTTCTTACGTTGAAAGAGGTACAATCAAACGTACAACTTTGCAAGAAAGACTATCATCAAGATTGGATTGCTGCTCAAGCTGGTTACTCTGCTTATGAGGATCTTCCAGCAGACTTTAAATCATTCATGTTGGCTCATGTAGCTGGAATGGTTGCTGCATCCCTTGAAACGTCAATTTGGGAAGGCGCATCAGGAACAAGCGGACAGTTCGATGGCTTAGTTACTTTGGCTTTAGCTGATGCAACTGTTGTTGATGTTGCCTCACATGCTGCTGTGACATCTGCGAACGTTATCGATAAGCTTGGATCCATCGTCGATGCAATTCCTAATACCGTCTATGGTTCAGAGGATTTGACAATCTATGTATCAAGAAATATCGCTAAGGCTTACGTTAGAGCGTTAGGCGGTTTTGCTGCTGTAACAACTGCAAATGCTGGAACAAACAATCAAGGAACACAATGGTATTCTAATGGAGCTTTGACTTTTGATGGTATCCCTGTTGTTGTTGCTGCTGGAATGGCTGATGATACTGCAATGGCTGCTCAGACTTCAAACTTATTCTTTGGATGTGGTTTGTTAAGTGATGTAACTGCTGATGCGAAATATATCGACATGGCTGATATCGATGGATCTCAGAATGTTCGCATTATTTACCGCCTAAGTGCTGGAGTTCAATATGCAATTGGTTCGGATGTAGTCCTTTATCACGCATAATATTTTTTAATCAGAATATATAAAGGGGGAGGTCAAATGCCTTTCCCTTTTTTATTCATAATACTTTCAAAACGATGAGTTGCGATATTACAAACGGGCGAGTGGAGGAGTGCAAAGACAGCGTTTCGGGTCTTAAAGCCATCTATTTTGCCAATTTCGACGATTTGGATACTGATAACATAACATACGATGCCACGAATACTGACACTATTGATTCATGGCAACCAGCTGCTATTTTATCTTTGTTCAAATACGAATTAAAATCAAATGAGAATAGCTTTACAACGGCTATTCAGACATCACGAGACAATGGTACGACATTCTTTGAGCAGACATTACAAATTTCTTTAAAGAAACAAGACCAGGCTATGCACAAAAATATCAAGCTTTTAGCGTATGGGCGACCAAGAATCGTTGTGCGCACTATGACCGACCAGTTCTTTCTTATGGGATTGGCTCAAGGCTGTGATACGACTGCTGGAGAGATATCGAGCGGTAGTGACCTCGGATCTTTTAACGGATATAAATTGACGTTCTTAGCCAGCGAGGTACTTCCGTCCAATTTTATTGATGTTTCTTCAGAGGCAGCTTTAAAAACTGCTTTTGCTACAGGAGCTGGAGAGGATGCTACAATTGTAACGTCATAAAGGTTTTCATTCCTTTCTATAAATTAGGCACTTTTCGGAGTGCCTTTTTTTGTTTACATTCGTAAAATAAAAACAAATGAAAAAAAAAGAGGTTATATATATAGATGATTATATTGCAACAAATAGGAACAGAGCAGACTTTTAGGTTTATACCAAGAAGTCAAAGCTATGATGGTCTATTTATAACTGATGACCAAACCAATACGGAGGTACAGGTAACAATTGCAAGTAGTGTTCAAGGAGATTACTATGATTCAATCAATGCTACTTTCTCTTTATTGCAAAATCATTTTTATAACCTGGAGGTAAGGAATGGATCCACAGTAGTATATAAGGATAAGATTTTTTGCACCAATCAATCAGTAGATTCATATTCGATTAATGATGGTAAATTCACAAGTCAGGCATCGGATAACCAATTTATAATTTATGAGTAAGGATGTACATATTTTAGAGTTAGCAGCCTACGAAGCTCCTGTGATATCAGAGAGCAAGAAGGACGATTATGTTTCGTTTGGCGAGGATAACAATTATTTCCAATTTTTGATAGACTGCTATAACCACAGCACAACGCAGAATGCTATTGTGAACAATGTCAATCGTTTGGTTTATGGTAAAGGACTTACAGCAAGTAATGCAAGTAAGAAGCCAAATGAATATGCTGCAATGGTATCCTTATTTCCAAAGGAAGATGTAAGAAACATGGTTAATGACTTAAAGCTTTTAGGTCAATGTGCCATGCAAATCATCTATTCTAAGGATAGAACAAAGATTGCTCAAGTCCATCACATGCCTGTTCAATTATTACGAGCTGAGAAGTGCAACGAAGAGGGCAAGATTGAGGCTTACTATTATTCTGACAATTGGCAAGATGTCAAAAACTATCAACCAAAGAGGATCCCAGCTTTTGGAATGTCATCGGAGGACATCGAGATACTTTACATCAAGCCATATAGTGTCGGTTTAAAGTATTATGCTTTGCCTGATTATGTGGGCGCTTTGCCCTATGCCACACTTGAGGAGTCGATTAGCGAATACCTTATTAACGAGGTCAACAATGGGTTCAGTTCTCGCTCTGTCGTAAACTTCAACAATGGCGCTCCATCGGAGGAACAGCAAAGAATGATAAAGAGTAAAATCATGCAGTCGTTGACAGGAACTCAAGGAGAGAAGGTTATTGTTTCATTCAATTCAAATGCAGACTCCAAGACGACGGTTGATGCGATGCCTGTAAATGATGCGCCTGATCTATACTCTACGTTGTCAGAAGAGTGCTTGAGGAAGATTATGCTTGGTCACAATGTTACATCTCCGTTATTATTTGGAATAGCATCAAGCAATGGGTTCAGCTCTAACGCAGACGAGCTTAAAAACTCATACATTTTGTTTGAGAACATGGTAATACAGCCCATGAGAATGCTTATCCTGGATGCAGTTGAGCAAGTATTGGCATTTAATGGAATGGCTTTGAATGTACATTTTGAAGAATTACAACCATTAACAGCATCAGGTGACCTTACCAAGACTGATGAAGCTGAAGATATCATCAATGGAATAAACAGCCTGTCGCCATTAGTTGCAAACAAGGTATTGGAGAACATGAGTCCTGAGGAGATACGCTCTATAATCGGCTTAAAAGGCAGTTATACGAAACCAGCAGTTGCTTTACACAAAGACTTTACTGACCAAGAAGGCAATCAGATGCTTGAGAACTTGGATGGAGAGGTTATGGGGGAGGCTTGGGAGCTTATAGATGAGAGAGAATACAATGATGAAAATATTGAGCTTGACAAGTGGATAAAGAATCATGACAAGAAAGGCAAAAGCACTTTACAGAAATTGTCTGATGTAATTAAAAGCTTTCCAAGCAGAAGTAGTTATTTGGATAAGTCAATCTATAAGGTAAGATATAGATATAGTGAAAGATATAGCAGCCCAAATACAAGGGATTTTTGTAAGCAGATGATGACCAGGACAAAGAATGGAGTTGTATATAGGCTTGAGGATATTGATAAGGCATCAAGAGCTGGGGTGAATAGTTCATTTGGGCATAAAGGTCAAGCGTATGATTTGTTTAAATTTAAGGGCGGTGTAAACTGCGGACATTATTGGAGTGAGCAACTCTATAGACTAAAGAAGAAAAAAGATGGATCCTATTATGAGGACAAGGCATTGAGCAGTAGTGCAGAGGTTAAGTCAATTCCAAAGAGTTACAAGCCATCTCCTTATGGCAATGCAAAAAGCAAGATAGCTCCAAAGGATATGCCAAATAATGGACACCATCCAAACTATAAAGGATAAGAAATGGCAAAGGCATTATTAATTACAAGACAGGACATTGTGAGATTTACATCAATGAATGGGAATATTGACACGGATACGTTTATACAGTATATCTCTCAATCTCAAGATATAGAGATTCAGCAGATGCTGGGGACTAATTTATTAGAAAAGATCCAGGCTGAGATAGTTGCTGGAACATTAGCAAATCCATACTTGGCTTTATTGACTGATTATATCAAGCCATGTTTAATCCATTTTGCTTTTGCACGTTATCTCCCCAATGGTGCTTATACTGTATCGCAGAAAGGCATCTATAAACACAATTCAGAGAATAGTGATACAGCATCAAAGGAGGAGATTGATTACTTGCAAGGAACAGCTATGCAAACAGCAATGCATTACAAAGAGAGGTTTGTCGATTACATGAATTTTAACTCTTCAAGCTTTCCTGAATACACATCAAACTCAGGCGGTGACGTTTATCCTAACGATGATATTAACTTTACAGGATGGGTAATATGAGGTATAAGACCAAGAAAACAAATGAAGAGAAGTTAAAACTGTATTTAAAAAAATTAGAAAATGGCGGACATAAAGATAAGCGCACTAACAGCAAAAGGAGCTAATTTAGCAACTACTGATAGACTTGCAATTGCAGAAAGTGCTGGAGGATCCTCTTTCAATAGTAAGCATGTTACAGGAGAGGAAATCATCATTGCTGCTAATTTAGTAACAAGTCGTGCGGTATCTACTACATCACATACTTTAGCTTTAGCAGATGCACATAAGTTTATTCAGTTTGATAATGGTAGCGCAATAGCAGTAACTATACCAACCAATGCGTCAGTTGCTTTTTCTACAGGAACACAAATATTGTTCAGTCAGCACGGAGCTGGTCAAGTAACATTTGCTGGTGCTGGTGGTGTGACAGTTAGATCAGCTGGAGGTAAATTAAAAACAACAGCACAATATAGTATGGGTAGCATGATTAAGATAGCTACTGATGAGTGGTATATAACAGGAGATTTAACAACGTAATGCAGATAGCAACACACGGAATATTAGCAGCAAGTGCAAGTGCAGCAGCACCAAGTTTTGCAAACACAAAAAGTATATTACTTGATGGCGTAGACGATTATGTAGACTGTGGCAATCCATCCAGTTTACAATTTACAGGAGCAATGACTGCAAGTGTATGGATAAAAACAACGGACTCATCCAGTGCTGAGTTTATTATAGGCAAGGACAGTATATCAACAAACACAAGGTCTTTCTTACTTTACAGAAGCGGTAATAATGCAAGGTTTTTAATATTTGTAAGCGGTGGAAATCAATTAGTAACTGGAACATCTACAATCAATGACGGAAATTGGCATCATGTTATGGGAGTAAATACTGGAACTGATTTAAAAATATACGTCGATGGAGTTTTAGAAAACACTAATGCTGGGGGTGGCGGTACAATGCTTGGCGGTTCTTCAGGTGCTTTTAACATAGGCAGAAGGGCAACCGCTCCTGCTCAAAGAGGTCATTTTACCGGTAACATTGACGAGGTAGCTGTATGGAATAGTGATCAAAGTTCTAATATTGCTACAATTTACAATAGTGGGAGTCCAGCCGATTTAGCCAGTTTATCGCCCGTAAGCTGGTGGCGATGCGGAGATGGAGATACTGCACCTACACTAACTG